TGCACTGCTGGGGTGAGAACCCAGTCGTGACTGCCAAGCTCCAGCTTAACGGCCAGGATCGCTTCTCTGAGCGCGAAGGAACCTACTTCGACCTCGTTCAGCCTTGGCAGCACCACACTCGCGCCCCAGACACCGGAATCAACCTGTATTCCTTCGCTCTGAGGCCCGAGGAGCACCAGCCTTCCGGCTCTTGCAACTTTTCTCGTATTGATAACGCTACCCTTCAGCTTGTTCTTTCCAACGCCACCGTTGAGGGAACTAACACTGCCAAGGTTCGCGTGTATGCCGTGAATTACAACGTTCTTCGTGTGATGTCCGGTATGGGAGGCCTTAACTATATAGTTACAGTAATGTGGATGTTATTACTAGTTGCTATTAATCAGGGCAGAACAACAGCTTGCCGTAGCCAATTGAGCTCTAGCTACGGAAAAACAATTGCGTCCTCAGTATCATCTTTGTTGATGATATAACCAGACCAGCTGTTAGTGATTCTGACGACGATAAGTCAGAGTTGCGACACCTCTTCTATTGTTCGGGGAACCCCTTAGAGCCTTATCTACCAAACTTATCTCCGAAAGGAATAAGCGGCCAAGAAAAAAAACTTGGGTATGGTAAAAATGATAAGGATTGGGCAATCCGCAGGGTATCGACCTAAAGACGCTATGCTAGTCTATGGTCGACCACCAGAGACCGCTCGGAGGTGGGTTTTCAGTGAAGGTTTAAGCAGCCGGAGAAAATCTAAGATTCAGTCCAGCCTGTAGGGAAACTTATGGGATAAAATGTGCTTACAGCAATTAGTACAACTACATAGTTACAATTCTATTTTATGTTTATTGTGAAATAAATATAAAAAATTAGTATATTCTGTTTATTTACATACGCGTTCTATCACCGCGTCACATACCTAACAACCACAATCATAAAACAACTCCACGATTTCAACCGTCTTTTCCGTCGCGTTTTCAGGGTTCGTCCAATATTCTACTTGTTCGCGCAACCTCTCCAAGCGCGATTCCCATTCTTTTTCTTTTGATTTCTTCACCACACACAATCCAAGTTTATTCACACCCCAGCACGAAGTAATATCCTCACCATTCTCATCGGTATACTCGTCGGGGTTAAACCGAATGAATACAATTGGTTTATGGCCCACATCCTGTGACAATTCCATAATTCGTTTATTTTCGCAGGAGCAGTCATAGTTAATATGTTGATTTTCATCCACTTCCACAATAATGATTTGATACCCCAAATCAAGCATGATGTCAGGTCTGCGACGCGAACAGCCATCCGTTATTGTTTTATCCGCAACCCAACTGAAATCCGGGAAATGTGATGAGATGTATTCAACCACACATCGTTCTTTGGTTTTGTAGTTCCGAGAGACGGGTTTGTCTGGATGAGCGTGGATGAAACAACGAAGACAATATCCTTCGTATTTATTGCGAACGAGTGTATTACATAACTCACCACAACACCTCTTACTAACAATATTAATCATCGTATCTGTTTTATGTTTCAAACATAACAGAGGTTTCGTCTCTCCATAATTATTATAATAAGGACGTATGTTGCATCTGATATTATTTACATCAATGTGAATACACCTAGGATTCTTCAAATCAATCATACCGATTATCTTATGGACGATGCAGTATACAGGTTTTGTTTTATCTGAAAAGTTGTAACAGGGTTGTTTAATACAGTCAGTTTCTTTACATTTTTTACTAGTTACATCTATCATGAGTTCTGTCCGATGAACCGAACAGAACCTAGCTGGTTCTTCTTTTTTGTTAAATAATGCTCTTTTATTACATCCGTCGTGAGTACATCTTTTTTGGTTTATATCAATCATATCAAAAGATTTGTGAGCAAAGCAATACCTACCGTTGGTAGATCCAGGTATATTAAAATTTGCAATGGTTTCACAATCTTCGTAATTACATAAATCATATTTACTATTTCTAACCATCCCTATCAGTTTATGGAAGTTACATCGCTGGTTTATGTCATCACACTTAAATTTATATCTGGACGGTTCTTGACACCTCTCCCCCTCCTCATCCACAAAAGCACACTTCTTCGGCATATTCACCCTTCTATAAATCCACCCCACCTAATTTAATTTCAATTTTACCCCAATCAAAAAATTGAAATTGTTTATTCCATTTCACCCTAATCCATACACAGCTCCACACTCTCCGCGATGACCCTCCAATTCCAATCACAACACGACTATATCACCCAGAAATACGGCTCCGCCACCACCGCCCCCGCCGACTCCGACTCCGTCTCCGTTACCTTCAAGCCCGGCCATACGAAATCTCTCGGACGCAACGCCAATCAAATGAAAAACCCCATCTGGGAAATAATGAACCCTCAAACCGGTGAAATCACATCGGTCATTATGTATTGCGAACCAAACGAATACTGTGAATTATGCCCCAGGAGTTACCAAAAAATACTGGACTACGAAGCAACCCACAACAAAGGCGAGAAGCTCACCTGGTATAAAACCACAAACGGATATATTTCGTGCCACAATAACGTCTTTATCCATCAAGTCATTATGGACACGTGGGGGAATGGAAAAGGCACGAGCATCGTAAGTGTTGACCACCTTGACCGAAACCCCCTGAATAACCGATACGACAATTTGCGCATTGCGACGATGCAAGAACAACAAAAGAATAGCAAAGGCACAGCCGATGACGGAACCAAGCGCGAGAGAAAGCATAGTGCTCGCGCTCTTCCCGACGGTATCACCCAAGATATGATGAAGAAGTATGTTGTGTATTATTTTGAATACTTGGATAAAGAACACACGAGGAGTCGCGAATTCTTCAAGGTTGAGAAACATCCCAAACTTGAAAAACCGTGGATGACGAGTAAATCCGAAAAAGTATCGCTCATACAAAAATTGGAAGCCGCCAATAAGGTTGTCAGCGATTTGGAAAAGGGCATCTTCCCCGAGGATACTGCGCCAGCGGCGGTGCTCCCGAAGTATTTATCGCTCGTCGTTGTGCGCGAAAAGCCGCACTTGGTATATGAGAGAAGACGACCCGATACCGGCGTTCGCGAAGGATTGCGGATGGTCTTACCTGAAAATTATGTATTAGACCACGAAATCGTGAAGATGAAAGAGAAAGTAGAAGCAAAATACGGCGCAGGGGCGATGGATTGAACTAATAAGGGAAATACCCAACAGGAGCGACGGCTCCCGCCCACGGGTTCGTTTTTCTTTATTTTTTTATTGTCTTAGCCCATTCTAAAACGGCATCTTTGTCACTAATTGGAAGGAATCCAATTGCAACTCCACTAGAAGGTGTTCCGTTATGATAAATTGTTTTACTAAACTCCTCCTCAATAAATGTGTGAGTATATAATAAATTACAATCAAACGATAATGTAGGATTTGTTACACCAAAGTTAGAAAGATCTTGTTGAGATGACGTCAATTTCCCTAAATACATATGTTCCGCATTATAATAAATTCTAGGGTCAAAATCAACAAAAACAACTAAATAATTTTTATAGAAATCAATATCTCGCTTAGCGAGCTTTATATGTTTCGCGCTGTCTTCGGTTTCTTCACCATATCCCTTACCAGTAAACCAGGTTTTACTCTTTTTGAACTCGCTTATTGCATTTTTAATTGTCTCTGGATTAAAATAGATAGCCTCCGGTATTTTACCACCATACATTATCCTTAATTTCAAATGCTTACGCTTTGAATGTGTTTTATTCTTTCTAGACGCAACACGTTTCCGGTAAGAACGTTTTAACTTTCGTCGCGAAGAATACATAATAACCTTGTTATATTATAATAATAGAAATAATTTTATTAAACCCTGAAATTTCGGTCTAAACTATTTTCAACAACTATTTTAATAAAATTGAATCGTAAGTATTTTTATTTCCGGCCAATCACATCATCAACCAATCACATCAACCACAAACAATGCGACCACTTCGTCTTGTCCCCCCAACCGACCTTATACCCGGAAAAATGTACCTCATCCAAGAAAAACGGCCAGAATTTGCCCACCTGAATAGCAAAGGCGTGTTTGTAAAAAATGAGTATCCAATTTCACCTCATCAGTGCACAATGAGCCTCTTCACGAATGTTCAGAGTAGAAATAATCCGCGCTACCCCGACCTCCGTCTTCAACACGTATATTGGAACTATTATGAGGCCGACGCCGTTGAACGCGCCTACACTACCCAAGCGCTTCGCGTGATTACAGGCGACCCGGATTTCATATTTGATGATTACTAATAATAATCTAGTGGGTGGGATGATAATCTCGGCGTTATATATACTAAAAACTAAAAATGAAAGTCATCTTTATTGTTATCACTTTTATCACATTTATTATATTTTTTATGGAGGCGCTTATCCATTTCAATATTGGAAAGAATGGCGAGCATAAACAACACGAATATATACGTATTAGCGACCAAATAAAAATTCACATTCCAGATAAAGATGAATTTTTTAAGATATTCAAAACCGTTTTGTTCTTTTCCACGATGACAGGGTTATTAAGCGCGTATATTATTAAACGGCATATGTAATTGAATTATTAGGCACATTATTACAATTCTATTTTGTTTGTCTACTATATAACAAAATGTCTGATGTCGCCCCCAAATGTATAAAGCAAAATACAAAGAAGTATAAATCACGTAACTCTCCACCTTATTCTGCAATGGATTGTCAAGGTAAGACTATAACCGGGAATGATGGTGCAATGTACATATCTAAATCAAATAAACGAGGCATATATCGCTGGGTAAAAAATGAAAATTCAAAAAATAAAACAATGAAAAAAACGACGGGAACGGGAACGGGATGTTTTACAGATTTGAAAAGAACATCTGCACCATTTTATAAATATGCATATAAGAAATCGGTATTTGCCCCCGTAAATGTTTCAAATTTTTTACAATGTATTCAGCCTGGTATAGTAAGTGCTAAAGATATGAAAGTAAAACCAAGGTATATCTATGAAATTATAGACAATGGGGGTACACCTTTTCTAGTATTTGACTATATCAGCCGTGTTGATGTTTATAACCAAGTCTATAACGCCGAATCAAACCAATATGAAATACAAGGTAAAATAATGGAATCAAAATATAATAAAATATTTGTTGGAGATAATGAACTAAATGCGCCTGATTATGACTTAAAAAAAGGAACAGGAAGAGGAAACACCATCCTTTTACAAGTTGATAAGAATAAATACATATATATCGGCGACGGTATTCGTTCATTTACAACCAAAGAAGGCGATGTTATACAAAAATATTATTCGCCCGTTGGAAATAATGCGGTTCCGTATCCTTATGCGTTAGGACAAAAATACGCATACTTACTACTAGATGATACATATATACCTCTTGAAATGTTTGACCTAACAAAAGATGTCTATACGCAATATTATGGTTTCAATCTTGACAAAAAAGAACACGATTTATATATTGAAAAATTTAAAAATAAGACCAAAAAATATCCAGTAAAAATACTGTTCAAAAGATTTCACAAATAGTATAAATAGCCCTTTATTCTAATTCTTCACCATCCCCATCCCAACCATCCGCCAAAGAACAACTGACACGACACTTCCGGCGATGAAACCGTTGCCGGCCGCCTCCAATGTCTTTCCAAATAAGAAATAGGCGATGGCTGGGAACACGATATACGTCAGCACGGCGTAAAACGCCATAACGCCGGTATACTTTGTGAGGTTGAAGTTGAGATTCATATTTGTTGGGTTATGAAGTAACGAGAGAATATAAACTATTGCTACTTCGCCTCTGGCTTCGCCTCCGCCTCCGCCTCCGCCTCCTCCACAGTATCCGCCTCCGCCTCCTCCTCCGCCTCCGCCTCCGCCTCCGTATTCCACGCCAACACCCCGCCCGCCACTACAAAAACAACCGAAAACCACCGGTCATTCGGGTAATTCCGGAGAAATAAAAACACCGCCGCCAAAAAAATCGCCGCGAATGCGACGCCCGAAATTATAATAGTACACTTCATTCTACTTTTATTATATTATATATATTATTTGATATGCAACTCATACCAATTATACTTATGTCCCAATTTATCCAAATAGTAAGCCGATAACCATCCTAATATAGCACCTGAAGTATCTCCTAATATATTCATAATAGAATCGGGTTTTGGTTTGCCTCCAGGCCAAAACACGAAATATTTATTTATAATATTTACACCCATTTGGGTATTTTCTACAAATTCAAAAATACTATGTAGAACGAACCAATATACGAGAGAAATATTCCAAAAATACGCTATTACACCTACAGCAAAATGAAGGTATGTATATTGGTCAAACAATTGGTGTCCCATTGTAATATTATATTACATTACAATGTGAATAAAAATAATCAGATTTGGCAGTTTTGTATTTCATTTCATTTCATTACATTTCATTACATTTCATTTCATTACATTACATACGGCACTAAATATTCCTCTCTTTTTTCAAACCTCACCACACTGCTGTTTTTCTTCTTCGCCACACCCGCTTCCTCTTTCTTCGGATTCTCGGCGACGACACAGCACCCACAGTGGTCTTCATTTGCTTGAACGATTTTGCGGGCGATAATCCTTTCGTCGTATTGAATTCCCCAGCGTCCTAATACAGGAGGTGCGGTGGCCGCAGTCACGGCAGTCTGTGCTTTGACGGATGAACTCACATGAGCGATAAGACCTTGAATAAACGACTTCATTTGTATTGTTGAATAAGATATGATACGATAGTATCCTGCAATACATTTATACTGATTCAATAAAAGCATATTAATTTAATCTCTCGCATGTTTGGATTTGATACGCCGCCGCGTCCATCCCCCCCGTCCATACTTACAATGTTGGCGCTGAGAGAATCCGCGCGGGCGTCGGCAGTTGATACTGCGTTTGTATTTCATTGACCACCGGCGTCGTTTCGTTAGAAGCATAATTTCCTACTATATTATTGTAATATAATACTAAAGCATCGGGCCGCTACAGCCCGATTAACAACCCCTCAATACTATCCAAGTCCGTCAAAAACCGCGGATACCGGCTGTGAAACTCGCGCATCCTGGCGAAACAATCGGGATAACACGCATCCAAAAGTTCCTCCGTTACATCCTCCCATCTCTCAACAACTAAACACGGAAACCCCGTGTCGGGGTGATACAACCGGTCAAACACCGTATGAGTGCGGAGGACAATCGGAACGCAACCTAAGTAAATACATTCGTAAAATCGGTGGGTATCCACGCCACACCCCCGCGGGCAAAGCGCGTATCGGCTTTCCAGCGTCTTATCATAGACTAGCGCAGCCGGGACTTTCTCAAACGGATTTGTCGTCTGCGCATTCTCTGCGGCGGCAGCGTCAGCGTCAGTGTCATTGAGGTTATACACGAATGAATGCGCACCCGTACCCGCACCGGCACCCGTAAACCACTGGTAGCACTCCTGGCGCGACGGATGCGTCCATAAACTGAAACACAGTAAACATTTTATCGGCCGCACATTCACTCCCAACGTCGTGCGAAGCGACACCCCTTTTTCAAGCAGATGTTTTTGGTTATACCTGCGATGCATCGCGACGATAGACCCGCAATCCCGTATCCCAATCGGCATAATACCCACTTTAGGGTGGTCATATTCGTTGTTTTGGACGAATATCCGAATACTTACTGGAAGTAATCTCTCAACGACATCCCACGCCACCAGCGGTTCTTCCATAATATAAAACACGACGCGGACATTACGCGCCCGTAGAATCGCGACGATGGTATGGACGGGAACCGCGGATTCTCTCGTAGATATAAAAACCGAATCACCATCACGCAACTGTGCGGCGTATTCCGCGTAATCGTGGACTCCAACATTCACGCGATTGGTGTAACATAATGTGCTCCGCAGCGCGAATCCGATTTGCGACAATTTGAATATCAATTGCGAAGACAATGCACGTTTTGCCTGTTGGATTGCGTTCATCTCACAAGCCCTTGATATTTAGGAGCGTTTCATTTTTATATGTTTTATGCGGTGGATATACAAATGACCGAATCTATCCCCGACTCCGGCGTTGCCCCGTCTCTCATCGCGAACGCGACGACTAGAAACGACAAGCGCGAGAGAAAACAGACCGCGCAATTATTGCCACCGGGTATCACGCATAATATGATGAAGAAATTTGTCGTATATTATCGTGAAATGACCTACCTCAAAAACGGCAAACAACAACCGAGAGAATACTTCAAAGTAGAATCGCACCCCCGTCTCAGTAAGCCGTGGGTCAGTTCTAAATCTATGAAAATCTCGCTAATTGAAAAATTAAATGATGCGAACCAGTATGTCGTGTCGTTGGATACGGATACGGATAAAGATAAGGAACAATCCGTTGCCGCCGCCGCCGTTCCTGCGTGTGGAGACAGCGTGGTGGGGTCCATCGCAGAGAGATGGTCTAAAACCCTGCCAAAATATACAATGTTGCGTATGGGTCGGCATTCCCCTACCGCCACCATCTTGACATTTGTATATGACCGTAAGGACAACATCAACGGATTTAGGTGGACGTGTAGCCATACATTTTCGTGTCCGGCCGATGCCGCCGATGCTGCCATTTCTCTCGGATTACATTGTTTGAGAGATAAACTCCGAGAGAAATACGGCGCAGATCTATTGACTATTATATAATAAATGTAGTAGGTATATAGAAATTTATCCATCAAATGTGGTCGTCGTCGTCGTCGTCGTCAAGTATCCCAGCCATTGTAGTTGAGGAATATCCAGCTACCCCTATGGTTCCTCGTGGAAAACGGAGCGATTTAACAGAAAAAGACCTAGAAGAATTTACTCGGTCGTTTTCTACTGTAACATTTGAAATATATTCACTAATTTGATGATCCGTGGAAATCCGAGTATTTGAAAAAAAATTGAAATGTTTTTTCTCAAATCAGACCTACAATAGCTACTCAATCAAATGTCGTATTCCAGAAACAACTCCGCTACCACCAAGACCACCACCGCCGCCCCAGAGCGTCGCTTTCCCGATGGAATGATGCGCCCCATTGACAGCAAATTCTGCAAAGTGTGCTACGATGCCAGTCTTCCTGTCGCCGAATACACGAATCACTTCGTCAAAGACCAGCCCAATGGAAAAGTCGTCTGTCCCACGCTCCTGAACCAAGCCTGCCGAATCTGCTCCAATACCGGACACACGTCGTCCTACTGCCCCGAATACCGTTCGCGTCGTCGTGACACTCGCGACACTCGTGACACTCGTGACACTCGCGATACTCGTGACACTCGCGACACTCGTGACACTCGCGATACTCGTGAAGAGCGCTACATACCTCGTGACACTCGCGACACTCGTGAATACCGTCGGTCGTCATCGTCCTTCAATCTTCTTCGTGAAGACACCGAACGCCAAGAACGCGACCTTCGCAACCGCGATGACTCCTACTACCGCCAACAAGAGCGTCAATCCAAACCTTGGCTCCAAGCCGCGCTGAAACCCGCACCCGCCGCCGCCACCACCCAGGCGACACACCGCGCACCATACGCTCATCCTCACGGACCTCGTGTTCGTCTGAATCTTGAATCACCCGCATTGTCTGCTGCTTCGGTCATCAAGCAACAGCAAACTCCGGCACCTCTTCCGGCACTTGATGTTCGCGCAATCAATCTTCAACACACGGAAAAATGGGGCGACGAAGACAACGAACAACCATTCAACTTCACCAATCCTGAAAAAATGGCAACAGAATTCTTCAACGGACTCACTACCGAAAAAGAAGACCAATTGATGGTAGCGTTTGACAACCAAAACAGACTTCCTTGGGCCTGCTCCGACGACGAACATTGAAGAAGGGACTTTCCTAGATAGGAAGGTAAGTATAATTGATGATGTGACTAACACTTTTTTATTCCATCCGGAAAAAATTGAAATGATTTTTATATATTCAGTAGTTTATAGACGAACAACAAATGAGCGAGGAACAAATTTACAGCTACCCCGACGGAACTGTTTATATGGGGCATATGCGCCCCACAAGCGACGAAGAACGTGCGACGGCGACGGCGACGGCGACGGCGACGGCGAGCCACAAACGCCACGGCCCTGGAACTCTTCGCACACCGGCATTTATTTACGGTATTTCGCAAAAGTCATACACTAGCGACGAAGCAGCCGAAAACGCGCATTTTGCGAAATGGTTTGAATATATAGGCACATGGAAAAATGACAAAATGGACGGATATGGAGTTCACGTTCAAAAATCCGGCGATGGGAGTGAAATCATCGTGTTTGAAGGGTTATGGGAAAACGGTAAACCGATGAAATCAATTCACTCCAAAGATGAAGATGGAGACTACAACTTTATTGACGAGACAGTATTCGGATGGTAGAGGGGCAATGTTTGCCAGAAAGCAGATACATAGAAGTGACTAGCACTTTTTATTTGATAAAAAAGTTATCTACCCCCCTGTGCGCTTTTTTTACGCTTACGCTACGTAATCTCTCACCCGAATAATTCTTGGATGAACGGTCCAGACACTGCTACTGCTGCCGCCAGATTGACTACTACTAGGAGGAAACATCTCGGGATGTGTCCATTCATTCCGTTCT